GATGATCTTTGCTGACTGTACGTACGTTTCAGGGAGGTTCGCGTCAACCGTACATACAGGCCTAAACTCGTGCCATCCACCACCGCGGTAGACATACATCGGATCATCGTTTGGGCCAGGAGCTCCAACTGTAGCGTTGTAATTTGTTATAAAAACCGCTGTAAGATCGTCGCTGACTCCAGTCCAGTTCGTTGCCCATACAAAATCAGAGTCGTCACCATGAAGAACAACGGTCCCGTCTCGTTCCCATGCGTTTACTGTGCTGTCAAAGTAATAAATGAACTGTGTATCAAAGGCGTATGTAATATTTGCCTCTTCTCCGTCTTCTTCATCTTGAACAAAACCCATGACTGGTTCAGCCGGGTAGAAATAGACATCCGTTGTCGCTGCTGCACCAGCAAAAACATACGCTCCAGTTGTCGTGTTGTATGTCATCGTTGTAGCGCCACCAGTTGTCAGCATCGTTGCAGGAGTCCCCGCGTCAGAAACAGTGAATAATTCATCTCCGATAGAAAAGAGCTGGCCTACGTAAAAGCCAGCACCAGGAACAGTGCCTGCTGCGGCACCTGCTCCGTCCGTTGTGTCTACCTCGATGCGTAGCCTTGAAGTTAACTGCCTCTCTACCGGAGTAGCACCAGCGGCACCCGTAAGAGTCGAGCCAAATCGCTTCCTAACAACACCTTTATGCACATAGGCATTGTTCAGACGAGAAAACGCATCCTCCGGCACTTGCCATGCTTTTATGTCTGTTACAAGGCCCGTCTTGATAGGCGCTATAAGAAACCGATCGTACATTTTAAGCTCCCACTACTTTGGATTATCGTTCTTAAATTTCCATAAAATAGCCACTATTATTGCCACTCCAAGCGATGCCGCCATAAAAAGCGCCGCAAAGCACTTCAGAATCCCGCAAAGTTCCATAATATTCTCCTTAATATATGTCTATATCAGTAAAGCCAGCATGACCACTGCTGTAAATCGTTGCTGTTCTCTCACTAGATTGCTGGATGGTAAGACGCTGTAACACAATCGACCTCTGCCGAGATCTGGCTGATCTGCCGCATTCAACAGCTCAGTTGGCCGCTTAAACGCATCAATCTCAACACGGTAGGTTTTATCAGGAACAGGCCTAAAGGTGAACACGTTGTTCTCATACATCACAGACTTCGGTATGCCTGCACTGTACGCGTAACCCTGAGCAACAACACTCTCACCGTTGCCAGGAGCTACAGGAAACGTAAGAGAGTACACGCCAGTAAGATAATTAATCGTACCAACACTCGCCACAGCGTCAGGCTCAACAAGGTCACCTGTCTGCAATTGTATTCCAGTAGTAACATCGTACTCAGGAAGATCCTTAAGAACGATAGCGCTCCCGTTGGCATCGATCGAACTGAACGTAACGCTGTTGGCTAGAACCGGAATGTTTGAAAGAGTGCCCGCAAACAAAACCGTTACACCATCGCCAGTATCAACCGTCTTTTCAACCTGGACCTTTGGATACACCCTGTAGAAGTAATCCCTCGACTGTGAGAACTCTATCTGATTGCCCATGACGTATGCCGGTCCATGCACGCTCTCATAAATATTCTTGAAGTTGTAGAGTGGATCATCGGCGTTAACAGTGTTCGTTGGGTATACGTCAACGTTGGGTGATAAGAAGAACACCAGCTTGTTATCCACTGTGAACTCAGGAAAATCATAAAGGACAAATGTGTTAACGTAGGCGTCGATCTGCGCGTCGGTTAGCTGAGATGCCGATGGGCTGCGTGTTAGCCTGCGTATCTTAGTTCTTATCTGTGCTAGCGTCGAAAGTGTCGCATCTGGCGCCATTGTCTGCTCCTAGTTTTAATTTTTAAAATACACAGGCTATCAACCTAGACGTTCTCTATTGTGATAATTCCAGGGTCAACAGTAGCGAAGTCCGCAGGATCAATAAATTCTAAGCTCTGGAAGCTGTATCGCTGCTTCTTCTGTCCCATCTTATAAATACTTGCTCCGTCACTGTTTACAGCGTGTGCGTGAACTGGATACCAGCCACTGCTGTTCAAGTGCTTTGCTACGCCAAGCGGTATCGTACACACCTCACCATCAACAAGCTTGTATATCGTTGGTGATTCACCAGGATACAGCCTTAGTGGGAATTTCAATGTTCCACCAGGTACCTCATGAAAGTGAAAGATACCCTTCACCTTCTCCTTGTCCTTCTCCATCTGATAATGCACGTTTTGAGGCGGCGCCTTACTTACTGTCGTTTGCTTCTTCTTTTCCATCTTCTTCCTTTCAGTAGGGGGAGGTCGGCCTCCCCCGATCATCTTAAACTAGTGTCACTCTATGGTATGTCTGTAACAAGCGATTTGCCTGCCACCCATTTAATGACATCACCATTGGATCCACCAGGACTTCCAGCTGCAATACCAGCAGTTGCACTCGTTCCAAGCACAAGAGCGATAAACATGCTGTCTACCAGTGCTCCCTCTGTTCCTCCAACAGCAGGATCCTCACCAACAGGCATAACCTGTGCAGGTGTAAACGGATATGCTGCAGGAAGTGGGAAGGTGAACGCTGTGTAACCAGTAGTATCAACGTCTATAGAGAACGTTGACGCATTGATGTTGGTTACCGTTACAAGCTGTCCGTCCAACTCAATCATTGTTGAATCAGCCGGTATGCGCATGCGAACCAATTGACCTGTTGTGTAGCCGTGATCTACCAATGTCGTAACAACAGCAGCAGCCGCCTGCGTGATGTTTGCAATGTTACGCTTCCTTGGATAGAACATGTCGTAGATCGTTCTGTTTTGAGCAATCAAACGGTATGTTCCATTAGCACCAGCAACAACACCAGGGGCCTGCTGAAGGGCATTGCCAAGCGTGAAGTCAGTATCTACAGTCACCGCACTAACCGTAAAGTCCATACCATTAAGGTCCGTATGGTCAGTACCCTGGACTCTTACGATACTTCCAATGATCATGTCGCCAGTGTCGCCAGTGTCATAAACAGGCTGCGCTGCATTTGTTCCAGCCGTTACAGCAACTGCTCCACCAGGAGTAGAGTCAGAAGAATCGATTCGCGAAATACCTCTGTAAGTCGCACCATTAAATCCGATTAACGATGTAGATCTCGAGATGATTTGAGATGCTGTAGCGTGAAAGTCGATGACAGAGTCATCTTGAGCCATCTCTTGCTGCCAGAAAAAGTTGGTAGCATCCCACTGCGTCGAAGCCGCAATGTTAGTCAGATTAGTAACATACACCCAGTCAAAGTCAGACCTCAACGGGATGATCTTGTCCGTGCCATCAGAAGTAAATTCGCCTTGCTGAATTATTGTTCCATATGTAGCCATGATTTACTCCTTTCTTATGGTGCTAGGGTTGTACGTAAGTTGATGATCCACTCATCGTTCAAGATGCGAGGAACCTCAGCAAACTTATATCCAACAGAAGCATTGAGTGCGAGTGGCCCGTCATAAATAGGCGGACGATAGATGAACTGAGCAGAATATTGATCTTGTTCAACACACGCATAAGCTTCCATCCCAACACAAAAGATATTGTATCTCATCGCACCAAGCGCCGAAGCCCCAATTTCACGAGAGCCGACCGAGGACAACAAGAATCTTAGATTCCCAATTGCTCCCCACTCCGATCTCGTAGCATTCATAGGCGACGGATATTGCGCTTTGGCAATAAAGCCAGCGGTGGCATCAAGCTCGCCAATGAGGTCTGAGTGCGCCAATGCGAAAAAAGATTCTCTAATTGGAGCAGTTCCGAACTTATCTTCACCTTCAATATTGTCCATTATAGTATAAGCGTCTGCTCCAACAAGAGTTCTAACAACGGTGTCAATATCACCAATTGTAACTTCTGTTGGGTTATCACCGTTGACACCACCGACGCAGTTGATAGCAGCCGCACCTGCAGCAAGCATCTCACGTGTCAGTTGATCTTCGGTCTGTGAACGTAGGTACCATAAAACGAAATCTCTGCATCGATGTCGATAGCTGTGAGCAATTGTGATGGTGGATGAACGCCGCCGTTCCCGAGTGGAACCATAGCGGTTTCTAACGGATTATATCTCCTCATCCTAAGCGTTGTTCCACCTTTAGCAGGCATAGTCTTTTTGACAGCCGCTATCTTGTGGATCAAGTTAGGAACCGGAACACTGAGTAATTTCATGGAGAATGAATGTTGGACCGGTGCTGGGAGATTCGCCGTAGTTGTAATAGGCATAATTATCCTAAGTATTTAGAATTAATCTTTTTGCACATACACAGTGCAAAACAACTACTGTTAGGTGACGAACCCCTTACGTCAGAATGGGTTGACGAATCCCTTACGTCGAATACTATCTATAATAGACGCGAGGCAGAGAAGAGGAGAAGCTCATAACTGCCTCGCGAACACACCTAAAAAAAGATGTAGTAGTCAGAATTAACTTTTGTTGGACGCGTCTCTCATCTCTTTCCATAGCTGACGCTTAAGATCAGGCGTGAGGCCGTCAGAAAAAGCATTCGCCATAGACAGTGGGCTATCACCCTGCTGCGGAGAAACGCTGTTCATCGTTCGTGGCTTAGAAGCATTTTCTTGCGTACGCGCCCTTCCCTTTTCATGCTTATCTTCAAGATCAAGCTCCTTGATGCGACGATAGGCTGCTACGCCCTTGGCATAATAGGACGCACTTGAAGATACTATCAAATCTGTCGTGTCTGGATCCAATGACTTGAGACGATCAACATTTTCAGCACTAACAACGGAGTCGAAGTCAGCATACTGCTGCTTTAATCGAGAATGATCTGCAACCTGTGCTTGCTCGCTCTTATACTCATTCATTTGCCGCCTAAGGCCTTCCATCTCTTTCTTGAGGTGCTTACCCTCAACAAAGTCTTCGTCGCCGTACGTTGGCTGCTGCGCCTTATCCTGCATCTCCTTGAGCTGCGCCTCTAAACGAGCCTTCTCGCGCAACGCCTCCGCTTTCTCCTCACGAATGCGAGCCATGTTTACATCAGGCGAGTTCTCTTGGTGCGCCTGTGCGGGCTCTTTAGTAGTAATATCACCAAGAACAACGTCGCCCGATGGTGTTGGTGACTCTTGTGCCGTTTCTTCTAATTTATTATCAACTGCTTCTTCCATACCTCTCTCCTTACGATAGTATATTCGAATCCCTTCTTTCTCCATTAAGCTTCTTTGACAGCCTCAAAAGGGTGCCATCATCAAATTTTAACACAAAATCTAAAAGTGAGTACTGATCTGTTGGAACCAATAGTGCGTTCTCCTTCATGCGCTCAACCGCATCTTTGGCCGGAACAACCCACATGAACTCTAAATTGTCTCCATCACGATGATACTTGTACACGACCTGATCGTAGTCCGGTGTCGGGCACGAACGCCTGGCAAAGAACAGGTTTCTTATAACGTTCTTCATCGTACGCTCTTTTTTTGTAAGAACAACAACGTAAAAATCACCATTAAAATCAGCCTTGTTCGTAGCCACGCACTCATGAATGCTCTGCTCGTACTCAGATAGCTGCTCACGCATCTGATCATGCGCTGAGTGCTTGACCGGACCCTGTCTCTGAAGATCTGCCGCTACAGCCCCCACCGTCTTAATTCTATCTTTGTAGTCACCTTTTGGCATCTACTTTTTCCCTTCTATCCTACGTGTCAGCCGCAGCGTCCTATCTGCCTCGAAAGCATCTTGATCAAACTTATGGCCGCTCTTCTTCATATCACTAAACACCTCACCAATAAACTCGCCAAAAAGGTCTAGCTCTTCTTTTGTGTAGTAAGGCGGAACACCTTTTGTCTCCATAGGAGTATCTATCGTTATAAAAGTTCCATAAAACTCCATTGGACCTTCTTCTGCTTTTCCCATTACTTTTTCCCTATCCTCTGTCTTACTCTTTCGCCAATCGGCATATCTTTCAAGAAATTCGGCATCTGTCTCTTTCACTTCTTTCCCTCGATCCGCCTTGTCAGCCGCTTGGTTCGGTGCTTAATAAGCTGCTTACCTAAAAGGCTCAATATTGCCTTTACAGCCTTGATGAGCATCATAAAAATCCTTTCTCTTGTACCAGGAAGCGACATCGCCAACGGGCTTTGGATCTCCTTTTTTGCTACTTCATCAGCTAGCTTTTTAGCCTTTTTTGGGTTTCCCATGCTTCTTTAACACTTTCTTCTTCTTTTTTCGTTTCTTTACAGATTTAACAACAACCTTCTCAATAGGCCTATGAACGACATGCTTAATGATTGGCTTCTTTGGATCTAACTCAGGATATCTCTTGTAAATCTCAGCCTCAACCGCTTTAGCATTGGGCGAAAGGTGAGCATTGGACAGCGCATACTTCGCATCCTTAAGGCTTTCGATAGGAAGGCTATGCATACCAGACGGATCCCAAACAGATTTCCTGGAAACGATTAGCCTTACATTCTTCTTCGGCATCTAGCTCTCCCCTCTAAGCCCAATGTCTCTAACTGCGTCATTAATGCATTCGATAACAGCCTCTTTCACCATGTTGAGCCTGTCCAAATCATGGCGCATCGGCCTCTCGGCAAGTATCTCTCTCTCATGCTTTCCTACTATATCACGCCCAAAGTTCTCATTGACGTCGCGAGTAATAGCAGTAATGTTTATGTCAATAGAGTAATCGCAGGAATTATCAAGGTAGCACCATATGGCATGGCTGAATAAAGTATCAATTATAAAATCTTTAAACGCGCCAATCGAATCTGCATCATACTTTACACGCCATATCAGACCTAAATCTGTAACCGTTTCGCAGTCAAGCAGCAGACCCTCTATTTCTAAGTCTATGTATGTTTCGTTATTTTTAACGGTAACCGATCTCTTCGAACCGATTGATGCTGTTACCTTCTTCTTCGGCATCGAGCTTCTCCTTCTTCCGAACAAAGCGTTTTTTGTTTCCAAAAGCATCAACCAGGCCGCAAGCAGGTGGGCCTAGGATGTCCAGCGCTATCCGTTTGGCCTTACCATCTCTTCGTATGTTAACTGGCATCTATTCTCCTGTTAAAGTGGGAGGCGGGGAACAAAGTAACCGAACAACCCGCCTCCCGTATAGTAATGAAGCAATGTTAGTACTTCGTTGAGGCTTTCTCTCTCATCGCTGTATTGTGCTCAGACTTCTTCTGCTGGTCAATGCCACTCATCCCATCGTTAAGATTTTCAGGAAGGTACGAACCGTCCTTAGGATAATATGACATCACAAGCTGAGTCGGCATAAGCGCGATACCTCGTGCGCCCGAGATCATCTCACCGTCTTTCTTTGCCATCTTCTTATCGTAGTATCTCTTCTTTGGCATAACATGCCCTTTCTTGGAAACTGATGCCCGTGCATCAAGGTTGAAAAATACCTCTATCCGTCTTTGTCCCGCCCTAGGAGCTCATCAACAACATCCGCAGGAAAGTCAGTGACTTTCCTCCACTCTTCTGCAAGTTCCTTAAATCCTGGTGGTGGTTCTGGGGGTACAATCTTCTCTATCTCTTCTTCCATGTATTACCTCGTAGTTTATGCTGGCCCAGCTAAGTCAGTAGCCGCACTCTTTGCCTGCTGCATCGAGGTTGCTACCGCTGTGGGCTTTGCAATATCAACTCTTTGCTCTTCCGCGCTCTCCTGAGCCGCTAGCAACCGTGAGAGCTGAACAAGCTTTTCAAGCTGCTGTATGTCTATCGTCTCTATCTCTTGCAGCGCCTTAACGATGTTCAGTACACCCTGAGTGCGATCCTTTTCGGCCTCTGCGCGACGCTCAACGGCAAGCGCCTCGTTCTCTTGAACCCTGCTGAACCGCTCAACACCAAGACCCTGATCTGCAACCGTGCGCGCCTTGGAAAGCTCAATCTCTGCATGCGCCTTGGCCATCTCGGTCTGCAACTGCATCTTCTCAAGCTCTGCCTCTTCCTGCTGCTGCTGCATAACAGACTCAACAAGCTCCTTCTTGTTCTGTAACGTGGTGGCCTCAAGTATAACATCGTCCGGTATCGCAACTCCAACTTCCTTAAGGTGAAGCAATTGTGCAAACTGCATCTGTCGTTGCGTAGTTGTATTAATGCCCTCTTCAACCGCTGCGTCATACTTGCCAAACGCTTTGTTATAGAACTGATCAGTTGGCTGCTGCTCTATAATGTTCTCTACCTTGCCCGGAGTAAAGTTGCTTTGAATAACGTCGAGCATGAGGCCGCCAAGCAACTTCTGCGACCTATCAAGCTGGTCAAACAGGATCTGCAAGGTGGTCAGGCCAGCACCTTGACGCAGCATGGATAGTATTCCGGCCTTCTCATCGGTTGCACTACCTAGAAGCTCTTCATTAACACCCGATATCTCTTGTATCTCACGTCCTAGGAGCTCCGAAAGCTGGATCATCGAAGGCGGGATCTGAGGAGGCATGATCTGCTCAACATCTGTCATGAGCGCAGTCTGCTTAAGTGCAAGACCTCGACCTTGACCAGACAAGAACACATCTTTGGGATTGACCAGCGAGTCGATCTTGTACTTGAATCCTGAGTTTATCTGACTCTCAAGGATATCAAGCTCGATCACCTTTCTGCGATTGTAAAGATACTGGGAGTCGCGGAGACCTCTTACAACCCCCTGTATCCTCCAAGGATATTCCGACATCTGTGGGTTGTAATACCCAAAAACGGGAACAAATGGATACTTGTCTGTGCCCATCGTGTTAGCTCCGTCATACATAACCGCTCCCTGAACAACAACAGCCATCCTTACAGTGGGAACTTCACTTTCTATGACAGACACACGTGGGTAGAACTTTAAATACTCTTTAAGCGCATCCTCATCGTCGCTGCGCCACTCCATTGTTTCGCCAGTAACTGTATCAACCAGCATCTTTTGTGATCGATAGTCCCTGTAGTAGAACTCATCGTACGCTAGAAGGTTCTTTGGACCAGCGTTATAACTTTCAGGCATGTAGTTGAACTTGCCGTCACGGTCATCCTTGGCAGGTAACGCCATGACGCGATCGTAGTGATCGGGAAGCAGTGATAAGACCTCGCGCCTGTTGAGATACGAGCGCCGCCATATGCCATTGCAGTCGGATAAATCCTTTTTCCTAAAATAGGGATCAATCAGAAATGCGTTGTGCGCGCAATTGTCCACCCGTATAGAGCCGGATACTGGATCGGCCCGATAGTCGACCCAGACCTGTAGTAGATTCATCCCAGTAACAAGAGACCCATGGAACGCCTCCGATACTGTATCGAGCACACCTTCCTTCTGATTGATCCACATTAGAATCTTTGTAAACTGATCCGAAGTGTCAGCATCACCGTTCTCGACCGGAGTCACGATCGTCGACTTACGGTTACGACGCTGCCACCCAGATATCATATTGACGACACGCCTTATACGATTGAAATTGAACTGTCGACGACGATTGTTCGGTATGAGCCCGTACATGTCAGTCCACAGCGATTGGTCCCCAGCTTCAAACCTTGTGTCTATGTCAGCCTCTTCCCAAAAAGACTGATTAATCGTGATGGTATCTTTGTAGAAGGTAGACATTCTAGCAAGAATCGTATTGTCATTCTCCTCATAAAACTGAGGACCCAACTCAGGAAAGAGCATTATGCTACCCTCATTTTAAAGTTTTATTATGCCCGCTACACGCTAGGCGTCATTCTTATCTTAACAGTCGGACCGCTGGAAAACATGCGCTTCTTAAAGACTCCATCAAATTTGAAGCGGCTCGGCTTAACAGCAACACAAGTAAGCTCGTAAATAGGACCCTCTGGATACTTTGTACCAAGGTGCTCATACGCATCCGTTCTGCCACACACACCGTAGTCCTTGGCCATAATCAATCTTATGCCAGCAGCCCTGCCAAACTCAAAGTCAACGGCGCTTCCTTGGTCAACATATTCATGCACCGAAACGTAATCCTTCAGCCACGCCAGCTCCTCAATCAAAGACTCAGGTACAAATAAAAAGATCCCATTAATATACGGAACCCCTTCATCTAGCAACATGCGACACATCGTAAAATGAAGCCCCTGCATGTCAGTACTGACAGGATCAGTTGGCTTGTGTCCATTTATTCCACCTATGCAATCTACTGTCTTTATAGTCTTCACAGCTTCCTTTCAATACTATGATACACGACGCAATTGACCTTTGTACATTATCTACGCTTTTCTTTGGGGAACTTCTGCTTCGCCTTTCTGAAAAGCAACCTGTCTATCCTGTCTAAAGCACCAGTAGCTGTGTTTACAATGACACGACCTATCTTTGAGCCAGCAACAATCAGCGTTTCTTTCTCACGGTTCGTTGCCAAGAATATTACAGGAACACAGATGACCACAAAGGCAATGAAGGCTATGCGTACCATCGACCACGTATCATTAAGCATTACGCG